CCATATCCAAACTCAACGAGTCCAACGAGTCCATCAAACCACTAGTGTTAGCCTTGATACCCATTTCGATACCGGACGGAATATACTTGCCAACCTCTTCGGCCATGACTCGCGACGGGGAATGAATACCCAACGCTTGCTTAGCCCACTTGACGATATTCTTACCGAAGCCAAGAATATTATTACGCACCCAATTAAACATGTCACTGATACCATTCCACAAGCCGCGAACGATATTACCGCCAGCATCCTTAAGCCAATTCACCGCGCCATTGAAACAATCCCTGATTTTGCCGGGAATACCCGTGATGAACCCCACAGCCTCATTGAATCTGTTCACAATCGCATCCTTGACTTCTTGGAACTTACTACCGAACCATGCGCCAATATCATTGAAGAAACCCTTGATTCTGCCGGGGATACCACTAAACCAATCAGTGACAGCATTCCACGCGTTCGTAATATTTGTTCCGGCGTCGGTGAAAAACTTGGTGATACTATCCCAAATGTTTTGGAAGAAGTCGCAAAGGTTTTGCCACAAGTCTTGCATGGTCTGACAGAAGTCCTGCCATGCTTGCTTACCCGCGTCAGTCTGCGTGAAAAAGTAAACCAACCCAGCCACAAGCGCCGCCAATAGCGTGATAACCAACACCATCGGATTAGCCGCCATAGCCGCGTTAAACAACCATTGCGCTACTGTGGCGGCAGTCTCCGCAAGACTGAACGACTGAAGAAAACCGACCACGGTACTAATGATTTGCGCTGTCTTGAACACGGCAAAACCGGCGCCGATACCAACAAGTGCCGAAACAATCCACGTACTATTCGCACTAAACCAATCGGAAAATGCTTTCAGGAGGTCAAGCGCTGGCTGGATTGAATTGCCGACTGCTTCGAACGCCTTGCCGACAACACTACCAACACTACCCAGAATATTGGCTAACCCACTCCAATCAGTGTTATTAACGAAGTCGGTAAACTTCTTCGTCATATCAGTCAAACCGTCTAAGAAGCCCTTAACAAATGGTGTGAACGCGTCACCCAGTGTGCCACTCATGGTACGTTTGAACGCTTCCCACTGTTGACCGATGCTCATTGTGCTGTCTGCGGCTTCATCTGTAGCACCCTTGATATTTTCATAACTGTTCGGCACGTTGCCGAGAGCTTCAATCATACCAAGCGCATTATCCTCACCAAGACTAGACCATAAAGTTGACGCTAGACTAGCTTCCTTGGTTTTATCGGTCATGGTGCCCATTTCACCGATAACAGTATTCAACACGTCTTCCGCAGTGGCCTTACCACTCTTGAAATTGTTGAAAACGTCCTGAGTCCCCTTCGAAAACTCTCCAATACTCTGCTCGATACGCCCGTCCGTCAGAGAGGTAAGGAACTCATTAAGGAAGTCTCCCACCTTGTCCAGTTGGTAGGCGCCACTATCCACGCCAGCCTGAAGCAGTGAGAAATATTCTTGCGCGGACGTACCGGCTTCAGCCCACCGGCCACCATACTCGCTAAGATTATCAGCGAGTTCGTCCGTATAGTTCAGACCATTCCGCATACCCTTGGTCATAAGGTCGGTAGCATCCTGAGCGCTCAAACCGAATTTTTCCATAAGGACTTTCACACCACGTACGCTCTCACCCGCGTCCGCGTCAAACGTTTGAGCCCACACTTCCGTAGCCTTCGTGACAGTGTTTAAATCACCATCACCGATACCACGAATCACCTGACTGACATTAGACGCGACATTAGCCACGTCTTCCAAACTCTCACCCCAGCCTTGCCGGTAGAGTTCGCCCGCCACCTTGCCAGCGTTTTGAGCGGCCACACTACCCTTACCTAGTTGGGCGTCCAAAGTGCCTTGCACATCAATCTGACTAATCGCCGAGTCAATACCGGTTTTGAACACGCCACCCACAGCGGCAAGAGCGCCACCAATACTCGCGACTTTCACAAGCTTGCTAGGCAGACTCAAGCCTAATCCGTCCGCAAGGTCACTAATCCCGTCGAACGTTTTACTGAACGCGTCTTTAATACTTGGCGCGTTCTTACCACCGTTCTTGCCAACATCTTCGGTGGCCTTGTCCGCCTGCTCCGCTGATTCTTTAATCTCGTCGGTAGCGTTCTGGATGTCCTTCACGCCTTTTTCGTAGCCGCTCGTGTCGATAACAGCATCGAAACGAATCTCACCCGCTTGCGCCATATCACATACTCCGTTCCAACTGCTTCACATATTGTTTCAACACTTTGTCTCCCTTTTTGGCTTGCGACGCACCAAACGCAACATACATGTCATTCACGTGTAGTATGCGTTCCCGGATTGCGAGACTCCGCCCAGCGTTAAGTAAGGCTATGAAAGTCTCGTAACTCACCTCGTCAGCTAGCACGTCTCGGACAGCCTGCCAACCGTAATATTTGCCGAACTCGGCCAGTAGTAGTTCATCATCACGAAAAAACGCCGAAGCCTTAGACTTGCTTTCAGCCTGCCGCATGGCTTTAAGCTTCGCTAACTGCTCCGGCGTAAAATCGTCAATGACCTTATGCACCGTCATTGACTACCCCCGTTAGAAATACGTTTTACCGAAAACGAAACGCATAATCTGCCGCATGACCGCCTGATATGCTAGAGGCCACTTCTGTTCCGCTTCCTCAGCCCACGTTTTAAACTCGTCGGTCGGGCTTACCAGTGGGATAAGCAGATTGCACAAGTCGTTTTGAATCTTCAACAATTGCTTACTACTCATGTCCTGAGCGTTCAATACTTGAAGGGTTTTCACCTTGTCCATGAACTTCAGGTAAGTGCCCGCACCCATAGGATTCACAGTGAACACGGTGCCTTCTGGATTATTGGAGGTAATCAGTTTGAAAGTGTGTTCCTCGGTTTGTTCGCGAGTATCGATAGTGACGATTTCAGACATTGTTAGTCTCCTTACTTTTGGACGGTGTTGGCTTTTGTCGAGTCCGCCACGTCAACGTACTGCTGCTGTTTCGGGTCATACTTGGTACGCTTAGACGGGTCACTGCAACCGAAGTTAACGTAACCCTTCTCGTCAGGGAGCATGGTCACGTTAAGTTCGATAATCACCGGGTCGCTCGTGCTACCGATGGTGAACTCGCCACCGTTTTGAATTAGAGCGGCGGGAATATACACATCGTTAGTACTATCTGCGTCACAAGTGTTATGAATAACGATAGGCTCGCTAGTGATTGCGGAGCATTCTCCCGCACCGAAAGTGACCTTGGTGCCTACCGTGCCCTTAGTAGCAAGACTTGGGAAGATGTGGCCAAGCACTGCCATGTTCGGAATGATGAGTGGAATAGTGGCACTGATTTCGCTATAGGTGCCGGTAGGAATACTAATAGTTCCGGCTTGACTTTCCACGTCCACCGTGTTTGGGGTGAGTGTGATGGTGATACCATCGGAGCCGACGAGTTCGGGTGCGAATTCTTCTTGCCCGATGTATACGGTTTTCTTGCCGATTAGACTGTAGTCTGTGGTAGCCATATTGTGTTACTCCTTATTGAGAATGGTTATCGTTTTCTGCTTGCTTCCTAGTTTATCACTTTTACCCCACTTAAATCTGGGAGTGGGTAGGTTATGGTGAAGTGGATGCTTTTCACGTAGTGGCCTTCATTGTCTACTGCGTCTAGGTCTATACTGCTTGCTGGGCTTATGTTTAACTTCTCGTACACTATTGGGCTTTCGGGTTGACAGCTTAGCGTGCATTGGTCTACCAACTGTGTGTTGATGTATTCCATGAGTTTTAGTAGGTATTCGCCTTGTCGGATTACATCGTAGAAGCGTGTGCTTACTGTGAGTTGGTCAGTATAATGCCCGTTGCCGTTGCTTACTGTGGTTGAGGTTATCCATATGCCATCTTTACTGCTGACTGCGCCAGTGTCTAATATGGGGCTTTCGTTTACGAAGATGGTTTCCCCATAGGTGCCGAAGCCGTGTTCTGCTAGGTCTAATGCTACTGCCAGTTCAATCATTTTAGTATCCTTTGGAAGTAATTGTCCGCGTGGGCTTGGGCTTTAGCTACTGCACGATGCAGGTAGAATCTTGTGCCGGGGTGTCGATGGTTTTCGTATTCTCGTCGTTTGGCGTATGGGACTCTGCCGCCACCGAAGGCGACATAGCCTTTCATGCCTTGGAGTTTGAAACGTCCTGAGTCTTTCAATAATCCGGGGTGTTTGTCTTCTGGTGCTTTGCCGATTGGAGCGTTGGTTACAGCGTCCTTGTGTATGTCGGTGAGCATGTGGGCTAATCCATTGCGCATGACTTGACGGCCTTGCTCGTACACGCCTTTATTGATTGTGACGCGTAGGCTCATATGGTGCTCCTTCCGTATGGTTGGGCGTAGACGGTGATGAATCGTGTTTTCCCGGTGGTCATGTCGTCGCCTTGACTTGCTTGAGTGATTTTGAACGCCCGGTTTTTGGTTTTGACTATCAGGTCTAACAGCATGTCGGGGTCTCGCAGGTCTGCTGGTATGTCTTCGACTTGCAGGTGGAATCGGCGAGTAGCGATACGTACACCATAATCGCCGAACGCGTCCGAGTTGGTGGAACGTTTGATTATCGCGTGTACGTCTGCTAGCTTCTTGTTGTTTCGTTCACTACTCGCATACTTCCATAGTCCGACGGTTTCCACTTGGTCGGGGAAGAGGGTAAAAGGATTACAATCCAAGACCATCACCGTCTCCAATCCAATACGGTACTACTGGGAGTGTGTTGGGTGTCGCGATACCTCCCACACCTAACGGCTTCTCGCAGAGACTCCACATGTTGATAACGCTAAGATATGGTTGTGAGCGTGTCGGTGGAGGTGTTACGTTGGTAGGATACGCTAACGTCTTCGATACTCTTGCTGGTGATAATATCCGTTTCGTCCGCATGTCGTTGCATTGCACTAACCATGCCTGACAACACGGCTTGCAGACTAGCCGGGAGAGTATCGAAACCATATGTTCCGGTGACGGTTACGACAGTGCCCGGCTGTGCCTTGGTTTCGAGGGTGAGCGTGTTGCCGTACATTTGTCCTACTTGGCCGGTAATGTAATCCATGTCGCCAACAGTCGAGTTGAACGTGAATGCGACTGGATTATCGTTAACCGTCACTTTGGCGATACTGCTATACCATGCTGGGAGCACAATTGTTTGCCCATCTTCACACACGATGGCTGGGTTGACTCCGGT